TGGTAGTTCAATTAAAAACTTTGTATCACCAGATTGTTGTGCATATTCATAATGATGAATACCATTTATATCATCATACTTTGATTTTACATAATCTTCAAATCTTTTAACTGACATAGGCCAATCTGTATACACATCAATAATATCGTTTGTCATAAGAACCAACCAATGAAGTCCTACATCACCATAATACCTATCAGCAACAAACTCTGGTGTTTGCCCGTCAAGAACATCATAGAAGTCAAACTCTACAGTCGCAGCTTTTGCTTTACTGGATACTCTAACTCTTCTTGTAATGTCCGTCATTGTTCTTAGAATATTATCACCTTTAACATCATATTCTACAGTAGGAAATTTACTAAAATACGCCATGATTAATATCCATCTCTGATACGTTCTTTGGTGATAATTTCCAGTTCCTTGAACTGAAGAGTAATCTCTGTAGAAGCGGGAGCAGTGTTAATAAAGAACTGTGTTCTATCTCCACCATATTTAACACTAACACTTTCCAACACACAAGTAGAAATTCTATTTAAGAATGTGTGTTCACCATTTTTGTGCATATATTTAATATCGAATGTTGATGGAGAAATTAGAGTTCTTTCACTACCAGCATAAAACTCAGGCATTGCATGAAATCTGAACATATTTACAATGTTTTTAATATTTTCTGATTCCTCTTCACTCTTTGGCACCATTTTGAAGTCAAAACTAAATGAGCGTTTATCAATACCACTGAACATAAGTTCTTGTCTGTTGTTTGTTATTTTACCTGTTGCAATGTTTGATGCTTGTTTTGCGCCGGTAATAACTTTACCAACTGCACCAGTTGCCACATTTTTTAGACCCTCTAATGCTCTATCTCCACTGAGAACATCACTATAATTACCACCTACAATTTTATCAATTGCACCACCTGTCGCTGTAATTGCTGAACTAATTTCTTCATCATTGTAACTTGCTGAGTGGGATACAGATACTTGGTTTGGCATATAAAGTTGAATGGATGCTGCAAGTCTTTTGGTTGGCGCTCTTTCGATTGATAGAGTAGATGATTCTCTAGATACATCAGAACCCCTACCTAGTCTTGCATTGAAACTGCCTTTTGGAAAACTAACTTTAGATTGTTCTTGCACGTTGATAAAGAATTGAACATAATGTCCAGTTCGCTCAGTGTGTCCAATATCTACTGGATAGTTAAGATCACCACCATAAACTCTTTTATAGTTATTGTTATTAATAGCGTTAGCTGCATTTCCCATCTAAATAGTCCTATAACCTGTGAAAGTATTTATAACGCATCATGTCATATAAAGGTCGATACATTCCATCCAAACCACAAAAATACAAAGGCGATTCATCTAAGATTATTTATCGTAGTCTTTGGGAGCGTAAGTTTATGGTGTACTGTGATAAGAGCGACAACATACTTGAATGGGGTTCAGAAGAGGTTATTATACCATACCGTTCACCACTAGACGGCAAACTGCACCGTTATTTTCCAGATTTCTATGTCAAAGTAAAACAGGCAGATGGTTCTGTTAAAAAGATGATTATTGAAGTCAAACCTAAAGCGCAGTGCGGCCCACCAAAACCACCATCTCGTAAAACTAAAAGATTCATACAAGAAGTTCGTACTTGGGGTGTAAACAAAGCAAAGTGGGAATCAGCACTAGAATGGTGTGCAGACAGAAATATGGAATTTAAAATACTTACTGAGGATCATCTAGGGTAATCGTATAAATAGAAGTATGACATACTTTGATGATTTACTAGAAAAGACAGGTGGTAAGGATCGTTCAGTTCGATGGTTTAGAGATAAAATCAGAGAACTAGGAACACCACCAGCAAGACAACTAGTCAGTGAAGGACTGATTAGAGGTCGGCCTGGTTTGGGTAGAATGAACTTCTTTTATTATGATGCAAAGAATAAAGCAACCCTACCATATTGGGATAGGTTTCCATTAGTATTACCTATAGAAGAATACAACGATGGTTTCTTAGGATTGAATTTTCATTACTTGTCTATTCCAATGCGACTTAAACTACTCAACGTGATTTCTGAGTATGCAACAAACGATAGGATGGATGAAACTACCAGAATTCGTTTGACTTGGAATCGCATTAAAAGAAACCCAATTGTTCGTCCTACCGTGAAAAGATACTTAGCAGATCATGTTAAATCTTCTTTCCGTGTTATCTCGGCAGAAGAAATGATGGCGGCAGTTCTACTACCAGTGCAGAGATTTGTTCCAGCAAATATTGAAAACAAAGTCTATGCAGATTCACGGCGTACTGCAAGTGCGCCTAGGAGACCACAATAATGGCACATTTTAATTTAGAGAATTTTGCTGCTAGTATATCAAAAACAGGTATCGCTCGTCCTAATAGATTTGAGGCAGAAATTCTTTTCCCTGCTGCTGTAGAATCAGTATATGGGGGTTCTGGTAGAGCAGTATCTATTAGGGTAAAATCTTTAACTCTACCAGGCAAAAATATTTCTACAGTAACAAATGATACGATATATGGCCCAACACACGAACTTGCGGCAGGATTAACATATGCAGATGAAATCACTTTTACTTTTCTTTTATCAAGTGATTTAAACGAAAAGAGAAGGTTTGATACATGGCAAAACTGGATTTACAGTCAAAGAACATTTAATATGAATTTCTATGAAGAATATATCTCTACCATCAACATCTATCAGTTGAATGAAAATGATGAGAGAGTGTATGGTTGTCAAATAAGAGAAGTGTTTCCAAAATCAGTTAATCCAATAGAATATACTAATGAGACAGCAAGTGCTCAATTAGATTTACAGGTTGCATTTGCGTTCAAGGAGTGGGTAGAGTTGGATGATTTTGGTAGATCACCCAATCCTCCAGCGATTAGAGAGACTAACCCAACAATACATTACCCATCTAACCCAATTGATAGAGATTTGAGAGCAGAACAGAATGCTAAAGAACAGATAGCAGAAGCTCAAAGAATATTACAATCGGTTGGGGGTCAGCAGGAAGGTGACTAGTAAATCTATGTATGAAACACAGATAAATAATAACACATTATGAGGAGTATATAATATGGCATTACCATTGCTAAAAACGCCAAAACATGAATTGATAATTCCATCCACAGGCGAAACACTTGAATACCGTCCATTCTTAGTTGGGGAAGAGAAATCACTTCTTCTTGCACTAGAAGGCGGTGAGGATAAAGACATTAGTGAAGCAGTCATGCAGACTGTATCACAATGTACATTTGGAAAATTGGATATTAAGAAGATGCCAATGTTTGACATTGAATACATCTTTCTCAATATTCGTATGAAGGCAGCAGGTTCTATTGCAAAAGTAAAACTGTTATGCCCAGATGATAATGAAACATATGTCGATGCAGAAATCGACTTAGAGAAGGTAGAAGTATTTTTTCCAGAAGGACATGAGAGTAACGTAAAACTAAGTGATGATATTGGAATGGTATTAGACTATCCAAATATTAACATGACAGGTGACTTGATGGGTGTTGGTGCAGATACAGCATGGACAATCATTAAGAGATGTATCAGACAAATTTATGATGCAGAAAATGTTTATGAACGTGCAGATATGGACGAAAAAGAATTAGATGATTTCTTGGGGCAGTTAGATGCAAGTATGTTCAAAAAGGTTGAACAGTTTTTTAATACAGTTCCAAGACTACAACATGAAGTGACTGTGAAAAATCCCAACACTGGTGTTGAAAGTAAGATTATGCTTGAGGGGCTACAGAATTTTTTCGGTTAGCCCTTTCGCATGATAACCTAACAAATTATATGAAAGTGAATTTTGCGTTGATGCAACATCATAATTATTCACTGAGTGATTTAGAGGAAATGTTGCCGTGGGAAAGGGAAGTCTATCTCAATTTGTTACTACAACATATTGAAGAAGAAAACATGAGAATGAGACACAATAAATTAAACCAAAAATAAAGAGGTCTTAAACATGGCAGAGGCAAAAACAGTAACCGTAGATGAAGAGGTTGCGAAAAAAGATACTAACGGTGATGGACACATTTCCTTAGAAGAATTGGAGATGGATTTGGAATTCAAAAGAAAAGCGCTTGAAGATGCAGATGCTCGTAGAGATGCTATGCGTCAGATGGCATGGTTTGCGTTATTTGGTATGCTATTATATCCATTTGCAGTAGTAATTGCGAATTGGATTGGACTTGAAAGTGCCGCAAAGATACTAGGTGATATGGCCGCAACATATTTTGTTTCTGTTGCTGCAATTGTCGCTGCATTCTTTGCTGGTAATGCTTACGCAGATAAAAAGAAGTAAGGTAAGTAAATGGCAACCCTCGCAGAAGTAACCAAAAAACTTTCTGAACAAACAGCAGAAAATGTTGCAGAAACACAAAAACTGAATAAGTCGAATGTAACACTTCGTACCAATGTTGTTGATTTGAAAACGGCAGTTCAAAATTCAGCAAAAGCAACAAAGAGAGTTGAGTTTCTAGAAAGTCTGTTAGACAAAAACAATGTAGGTTTAGCAGATACATTTAAGGATACACTTGCAGGGCCATTAGGACAACTTGCAGATGCCATTCCAGGCAAAGCATTCTTACTACCATTCCTTAAACTTGCGGCACAAAAAACCCCATTAAAGGGGTTTCTAGAACGTAGAAGAGATGCCGCTCGTGATAAACTACAGACAACAAAAGCGACTACTGCAATCGAACAGTCTGGTGCTAAATTTGATAATGAAGAAGAAAAACAAGCGGCAATCGAAAGATTGAAACTTGAGATGCAGAAAAAAGAACAAGAAGTTCAGATTGCAGAAAAGAACAAACAAATATCTGATATGCTTGGACTTGAGATTGATAAGTTTGAGTCGATTGTTGGTAAGACTGAAGAAGTTGAAGAGAAAGCAGAAAAAGCAGCAAAGGGCGGTTCTGGTTCAGCAATTGCTGATACTGGTGGTGGTGCAAGTAGTGCCGCTATGGTTGAGGAACAAAGAGATTCAGAAAGAGCATCAGAACGTAGACACCGTGAACTTATTGATGCAATAAAAGGTGGTGCTGGTGGTGATGCACCGGCAGATACAGGTAAGGGTGCGAAAGGGCCTCTAAAAGGAGTTGGTGGTGTTATTAAATCTATTGGACAGGGGTTCAAATATCTAGGTAAAAATCTTGCAAGTATTGCTAAAGGTGCTCTCGCAATGGGATTGATGGGAGCATCACTTATTCCCTTTGCACTTGCAGCAATAAAATTCAATGACGTAGAATGGGATTCACTTGCTAAGGCGGGCGCTGCTCTACTTGGACTTGCCGGTGTTGCATTTATACTTGGTAAGGCATCTGGTTCTATGATTACTGGCGCATTGGCAATAGGTGTCCTTGGTGGTGCATTATGGGTTGCTGGTAAAGGTTTCCAACAGTTCGCAGAACTTGATTGGAAAACCATTGGTATGGGATTTGTTGCAATTGGTGGACTAGGTATTCTTGCTGCAGTTTTAGGAACTGCACTCCCATTCATCATTCCTGGCGCAATTGCAATTACAGCACTTGGTGTCGCATTAATACCATTTGCATATGCAGCAGGACTTGCTGCACCAGCATTAACTGAGATTGCAAATGCGTTTGGATTATTTGCAGATGTTCCCATAAAAACCTTGTTTTTGGTGCCTGTCGCACTTGCGGCAATTGGTGCTGGATTACTTGCTCTGTCTGCTGGTGGACTTGGTTCAAGTGTTATGGACTTTATTGGTGGGTTGTTCGGTGGAGACAGTCCTATTGAAAAACTTGTCAAACTGGCAGAATCAGCGCCAGGCGTAGTCGCACTTGGCGCTGCAATGAGAAGTTTTGGTAATGATGTTGATGCCATGATGGCTGGACTTGATAAAATGGATGTGGACAAAGTTGATAAGTTTTCAGAAGGGATTGAAAAGTTTGTAGACTCCATGCCTGGCGTAATTGGAACGGCAAAGATTGCTGCATTTGCGGCGGCATTTGCATCTATCGCTGCATCGGCGGGTATCGCTCCAGCAGTTGCAAGTGGTGTAGAAGCGGCAACTGGTGAAGTTATTGAAGTTCAACAGAATCCAAAAGCATATGTTGCAAAGAGACAAACTCAACAAACAGCGTTACCCACACAAGAACAAGATATTCCAGAAGATATTCAAACTGAAACTGGTGAAACAATCGTAACCCAAAAAGATTCTACTGAAGTTCCAGAGGGCAAAGTTAAAGTCAAATACAAGGGTCAGACAGTTCTTGTTGATAGAGAGGATGCAGAAAAGGTTAAAGCAATTGATGAGGAAATGATTCAGATTGCTGATCAACGTGAACAACTAAGAGAAGATTATCAAAATACGCCGGGGTATAAAAGACTTCAGAAAAGAAGAATTAAAGATGCTGATAAACAGTTGATGAATAAACAAATGCAACTAGAAAAACAAAGGAAAGTTGCAATCGCATCAGCAGTTGGTGAAGATACTTCTAAAATAACTAGTGTTGCAGAAGATAAACAGGCGGTTGTTGATGCAATGGCGGGTAAGAGGTCGACACAATTACAAACTGCTCAGTCAGAGAATGCTGAACTGTCATCTGCACCTACAGGAACTACAAATATTGTTGCTCCTACAACAAACAACATCACAAACAATCAATCTAGTGGTGGTGGGGGTCAAGTTGTTCCTATTCCTATTAGCGAACCAGATCAGAAAACTAGATCTATGATTGCAAACAACTTTTAGTGATCGTAGATGTTAGGCCCATCTTTAACATAAACAGGTTTGCAGTAAGTAGTAATCCTATCTTTTGCTGGAATATAGTCTCTATACCTATAGTTACCATACTGTTTAGGAATCTTCTCTGCATAGTATAGACAGGTATTGATACTTCTGAATATCATAGGATTAGGTTGTTCTCTTCTATCGTCACCCACACCCAAAACAACAACTAGCATGAATGCGTGTATCATAACTCACCTAGTTCTTTTCTAAACTTCCATTGTGCATCTGCAATTCGTAGTTTTATACTACGAACAAGTTTTTCTGCTTCTGTTTCTGGGATATATGGTGGATTATGTATTTTATCATCCATCCACGCTACATAAAATAGCATACCAATTAAATATGTTGTGATAACAATCAATGCGATTAACATTAGTAACCTCTGTTTG